AGAACGTGAAATCGTCGCATCTTTCGGGACGAAGTCTAAACGGTTACCGCCTACTACAACCGGGTCCCCCCACGAGCTACGCCGAGTTTCCTCGGCCTCACTCCAAAGAGGGTACATCCTAATGTAGTTCGCGTACGCGCGATGAAGACCAGTTGAAGTGCAAGCCAACTTAGAGTCGAACAACTTTGTATAAAAGTCGGTAGACTCTGAGCCGACAGATGCGCCGGGACCATTTCTGGCACTATCTAAGATAGTGGACAGAGAATGTACCAGTGGCATCTGCCACTTACTAACATGAAAAAACTCATGAAGGTACTTTTTTAAGGTACCAATGAGCAATTCATCTAGCAGTGACTCGCATTCCAATTGCCAAGTTGCACACCGAGAATTTACGGATGTGAACTTATCTAGAGCGGCCTCATTACAAGATTTAAGGTTAGCGTCATCTTTGAATTTCTTCAAAAATGACTTAGCCAATGACTTGCGGGCCGCAATAGACGAGCTATCCCACGGCAAGATTGAAAAATCTTGATCGTAGGTAAGCCCGAGGTCTTGAAGGAGGTCTTGGTAAAGAGCATGAGAGCTGATAGGTCTCATCGTGTCTCCTAGTAGGGCTCTGGACAGACAACTGTTGCACTCAGCGAATTATCTTCGCTTTACAGACTTAAAGACCTTCTGTAGTGACAAAGGGACGACCTTGATGGCCGAACCTAAGGCTTGCAGAATAATCAATAAGACCTGTAACCACTTGGCAACACGGGTGGCTTGGGTTGGTGTTATAGACATAAGTCTAGAACACGCCCGAGACAACCGTATCACCAAGCCCAGCGGATACCTGAGATAGGGATCCGATGAGAAGGGAGAGTGCAGCGCGAATGTTTGGCGCATCAGCAGTATCAGCACCAGCTGGAACCTCTATAGAAAGAGATGCCATCATGGTCTGGTACGGTTGACCAGCCAAAGGTAACACACCCTTGCGGATGATTACCTTATACACATTGCGCCCAACACTGCCAATGACACCAGTAACCGGATTCGGATTGCCAAGGATCTTATTGACCTTTGGCTTCCAAAACGATACAGTGAAAGGGGCAGAGACGGAGTGAGTGGTGACACCAGCCTGTGTACCGCCAAGGGCGGTGACAGCATACTGTTTACCATTCACATCCGGAGCCACATCCACAACGTGGGTGTACGTCGGAGACGTGAAGCCCGTCTGGGCCGACCCCGTAACAGGGGATGTAAGGGAAATTGACATTTGTACTCCAATAAGGAGAGATGTTAATAAAATAACTGTCTTCGAGTTCTATTACGCGC